TACAGTAGAAGCCACCTCACACCACGTCCGTTCATCCCTTCGGGGGACGCATGAAACCACATCATGGAACGGGGATGTGGTACTGGAGTATTACAATGACTGTAAAACTAAGGTATCGTGGTGTTGAGTACACAAAAACTACCAAGTAATTAATTAAATGAAAAAACTTGCACTAGCCCTAGCGGCTACCCTCGCTTCGACTCCTGCAATGGCTGGCGTTTATGTAAACGTTGAGTCAAAAGCAAAGTATACAGGTAGTGATTATAAGTCTACAAGAACTGATCTACATGTCGGATATGAAGGTAAAGCAGGTCAACTTGGATACTACATTCAAGGTGGTCCAGCACTTCAAGCTGATGATGGAGTAGACGGTACAAGTGATTTCTCAGGTAAAGGTGGTGTTAAAATCGCAGCTACTGAGAAGTTAGATGTATACGGAGAAGTTTCATTCGTAACTGATGAGACTGCTGATAACGCATACGGTACTAAAATCGGTGCCAAGTATAAATTCTAATGATACTTCCAGGTACAACTGTTGTTGTAAATGATAGTACTTCTATTTATAATGGATATGAAGGTTTCATACAAAGAATGGAGCGTGATAGAGCTGCTTTATTAATTGATAGTCATCCTTGGGAGAAGTTAATAACTATCCCACTTAAACATTTAAAAGAAGTATGAAGTATATTGATTCTCCATGGGCAGTAGTTTTTCTGCTCATGGGTTTCTTAACTTTTGTAGAGACTCTACATATGTATGAACATAAACACTGTAGAGATTGTACACCGTGCGCAACCACGCAAAACTATTAACGTCTTACGTAGCGGAACTACGTGAGGTCAATATTTTAATAACTTTTTATTATGGCTCCTTTTTATAACAATACGACATATGGAACAGTCGTACATTCTGCTGAAGGTTTCCAACAAAAGATCTTAGCAAATGATGGATCTGATTTAGCTAACACTACTTTAGCAACCCAATCTGCTCTTAGCATACCTCTTGGTGGCTATGAAAGAATAATGGGTAAGTATACTATCTGGTATGATTCAGATAATACTAATGAACTTAAGTTTAGAGTTGCTACTTTAGCCCAATCTGATGGCTCAACAGCTGTTGCATCTACTATCTACACAGACGTAACCGCACGTGCAGAAGAGTCAACTGCTGCTGATACTCCAGCTGCTGCTAACATCGAAGGTACTGGTACTTATTCAACAGACGGTGCTGGTGAAACTATTACAATTGATGTAGGAGCTGATACTAGTGGCCTATTCTTAGGCGTAGAATTCAATGTTCTAGTTACTGCTGCTACAAAGAGTAACTTAGTTTTCCAAGCTGCATTGATTACAGGTACTAGTTCTGGTACCCATCTATTAGCTGGTTCTAATATTGTATATAAGAAGTGGTAAATTAACTACTTCGGACTGGAGGCACCTCAGTGTCGGACCTCCTTTCCTTTGGCTTTTGGCCCGTACGCGGATACCCTTAAGCTGTCTAGACGGTGGGATAGACCACAACATATATTCGAAAAAATTTTCTCAACGTTGAGAGTCTGTAAACACATACAAACTCTTTAATATAATGGCTAATGCCACACAGTCAGTACTCGGTGCACTGAATAAGGCGGCTTCAAACACCGCCGGTTCAGTTGCATATGATACCAAGTACGCAACCTATTTGAAACTGTTCAGTGGAGAATTGTTCAAGGCTTATGAAAGCGCAACAATCGCACGTGAAACAGTACAAAGACGTACCCTGAAGAACGGTAAATCACTACAGTTCATCTTCACGGGACGCATGCAAGCGGCTTACCATACCCCTGGTGAACCTATACTTGGATCAGGCGATCCTCCAGTAGCTGAGAAGACCATCCAGTGCGATGACCTTCTGATCAGCTCTGCGTTCGTTTATGATCTAGATGAAACTCTTGCACACTACTCTCTGAGATCCGAGATCTCTGCTAAGATCGGTCACGCTCTAGCTGAGGCTTATGATAAGAAAGTCTTCCGTACAATTGCACTAGCTGCAAGGGAAGCTCATCCTATCACTGCATCTCCAGGACCTGAGCCAGGTGGTACAACCATCGAACTTGGTGTGACTAAGGAGTACAATGCTCAAGCACTAGTAGATGCTTTCTTTGAAGCTGCTGCAGTTCTTGACGAAAAGAACCTTCCTAAGACAGGACGTACAGCCGTACTAAACCCACGTCAATACTACGCTCTTGTATCTCAGGTTTCTTCTAACATTCTAAACAGAGACTATGGTAACTCACAAGGTAACCTTAACTCTGGTGAAGGTCTAGTTGAAATTGCAGGTATTTCTATTAAGCGTTCTAACAACCTTCCATTCTTGGCTGGTACTGTTAACCCAGTATCTGGTGAGAACAATAGTTACAATGGAGACTTCTCTACTCACTGTGGACTCATCTATCAGCGCGATGCTGCTGGTATTGTTGAAGCAATTGGACCTCAAGTCCAAGTCACAGGTGGCGACGTATCCGTACTGTATCAAGGTGATGTACTCGTAGGACGCCTCGCAATGGGCTGTGGAACACTCAACCCTGCAGGTGCCATTGAACTAACCTCTGCACGTAGCTAATTATGTCACTTAACCCTGGAACATCTACAACTATTACTAGAGTTAAGGGGAACGGTGCAAGTCTTAGTGGCATTGGTCAAGTCGATCAATCAGTCACTAAGAACCCTCCTACTCCTTTAGAGTATGGTCGGAAGCATTTGAGCCCTGCTAACATAGGAACAGTTTCTTAACTAATAAAATATTATGGCAGCTCCAACAGCAGTTGGTGAGTACGGTTCCTGTCAAGGAACAGAGACCCGTCTCTCACCATCTGATACAAGTGGCGGAGGCAGCGCATCAGCTGTCGCGTCTACCACTAAAAATTTAAGACTAGCATATGCAACCGTAGGTTCATCAGGTGTCGTTGACACTTGTGCTACAGTTGCTGGGCAGTATACTTAACTCAACAAGGGGGGTCCCCGTACCTCCCTTTTTTTTATTCACAAATATTTATACCTATGACTACCACGACTGTAACCATCGATACCGAACTATCCGCTGTGAATGCAATCTTGGGTAGCATTGGTCAAGCTCCAGTTTCATCAATCGATCATACTAATCCAGAGATATCTTTTGTATATAATATACTAAAAGAATGTAATCAGGATGTTCAAAATGAAGGCTGGACATTTAATATAGAATATCATATCAAAGAATCAACAGATTCAAGTGACAATATTGTTATTGCTTCTGATGTAATGCGTATAGATATGGAGGACGGACATGATCGTACCCGTGATTTTGTAAGAAGAAAAGATAGCTCTGATAGTGATAAATGGAAACTTTATGATAGAGTAAATCATACATTCTCATTCCCTGATGATGATTATTTCTATGTAAATAAAGTAAGGCTACTAAGTTTTGAAGATATACCAGCTCCCTTCCAACGTTATATTATATATAAAGCTTCAGGTAGAGCAGCTGTACAATTAGTTCAGAACCCACAATTACAGCAAATGTTGTCGACATATGAATTACAAGCACGAGCTGCATGTATGGAATATGAATGTCAACAAGGGGATCACACCATCTTTGGTTGGCCTGATGATTCATCTTATCAATCTTATAAACCTTATCAATCTTTGAGACGTTAATGGCAAATGTAACTCAAACAATTCCTAATTATGTTTTAGGTATTTCTACACAACCAGATGAACAAAAGCTACCTGGTCAAGTTGTAGATTTAAAAAACGCAGTACCTGATGTTGTAAGACAATGCATCAAAAGACCTGGCAGTCATTTAGTTACACAGATAACACCTGACACAGGTGCTAATGCTAAATGGTTTCATATTTATACAGATGCTGATGAGAAGTATATCGGTCAAGTAGCTAATGATGGAGACATTACAATATGGAGATGTAGTGACGGTGTTGAGATACCCGTGGATTATGCTGATGTTGCAGGTACAAACGTAGCTACATATTTAGATAACACAGCTTTAACTGATGAGAAATCATCTGATATACAAGTCACCACAATTAATGAAACTACTTTCTTTGTTAACAGACGTAAGACTGTTGCAATGGAAACAGGTGTCCATAAGAAATCACCTGTATTAGTTAATGAAGCATTCATAGATCTTAAGCAAATATCTTATGGTAAACAGTATGCATTAGATATATGCTCACCAGGAGATACTACAGAATATACTGCGACTAGAGCTACTGCTGTATATGTCAGCCCAACTGTCAATACAGGTAGTGTTGGTAGTTACACTGATGATGGTAAATGTTCGTTAGCGGCACGAGAAGTGGCAGTACCTGGAGTGTTAAACGCAAACGGTGCAACCTCTGCTACTCAACAAATAGGTACTAATACTCAGGTTACATCTGATAATGAGTATGGTCAATTTGACTCTTCACCTCCAAACCCAGGTGCATCAGGCAAAAGAAATTTAATGTGCTTGTTGGATTTACGTTGTCAACCTATACCAGATGATAATGATGATGCTGATGATTATATAGATTCATATCAACCTAATGCAACATTACAGTTTGGTGGAGAAGGTTGGGATGATGATGATACTTGTGATTATAGAATGGGGAATGATGCTAGACTTACTATTCATGTTAGATCACATACAACTGTTACAAGTCATTCAGGCATAGCTGGTGTACGACCAGCTCCTACACCTGCATCATCTGAGCAAGGCTTTGCCTCAGCTGGTTCTATTTTAGGTGGTATTAAAGATTGCTTAGATGGTTTAAGGAAGAATGCTACAGGTGAATTTGGTACTACAGGTACATCTGCTCATGGAATAACTGCTACTATTGCTGGTAATGGTATCCATTTATATAGAAATGATCCATTTGTAGTAACCACACCAGAAAAAACTTTGATGAGTATCATCACAACAGAAGCTAATAACATAGCTGATCTACCTCGTGTTTGTAGACATGGTTATATTGTTAAAGTTATTAACAGTGGTGACGATGCGGATGATTATTATCTAAGGTTTAGAGTTAACAAAGTTGAGACTGCTGACGGTTCGAACGATATAAATAGACAAGTAACTTGGACAAAAGGTCAGAAGTCTGCAACTATTGCAACTAGTGCTGTTAATACATCTAACGAAAGAATAACACTTACAGGTCATAATTGGGCAACAGGTGATGATGTGTATTACCATAACGGTGGTGGTACTACCCTTGCTGGTTTATCATCAAATGATACTGTATATTATATTATAGCAGTTGATGCAAATACCATATCATTAGCAACTAGTAGCAGCAACGCTACATCCGGTACAGCTATAAACCTTACTGGTACAGGTAATAATGCTCAATATTTAATACGATATCCAGATGAAGTAGTGATATCTGATCCTTCTCATGGCATGTCTAATAATGATAAAGTCATGATTACTTATACTAGTAATACTAGTGTCGTGACAAATGGTGTATATACTATTGCCAGAGTCGATACAAATGAATTTGCCGTAACTGATACAGGTACTGTTGGTTTAGTTGAAGGTACTAATTATGTACAGTATAGTAAATATGTCTTCGGGGAAGGTGTATGGGAAGAAGTAGCTGGACCTAATTCAGAAATAGAATTTGATGACACTACAATGCCATTGAAACTTACTAGAGTTTTACCTAGTACTGGTTATACAATAGCTACTTCTGATGTAGATACTAGTAACAATAGATTAACCATGACTGCTCATGGTAGATCAACAGGTGATGTAGTTATATACGAACGTAATGATGGTACAGCTATCGCTGGATTAAATAATCTACAAGTATATTATATAATTAAAGTCGATGATAATACAATTTCATTAGCAGATTCAGCCTCTAATGCTACAGCTGGTTCTGTTATTGGTATAACTGGTACAGGTAATAATGCACAAAGAATAACATACGGTTATTACTCAATTAATGGTGGAGCTGTTGCACACCAAAGTCTTGGTGCCTTTAGATTAGGTTATCCAGATTGGGGTAATAGAGATGCAGGAGATGATACAACTAACCCTAAACCATCCTTTGTAGGTCAAACTATTAACAAGTTAATATTCTTTAGAAACAGAGTAGGTTTACTTAGTGGTGAAAATGTTATCTTATCTAGAGCTAATGACTTCTATAATTTTTGGGCGAAAACTGCTTTAACAATTTCTAATGCAGACCCTATTGATTTACAGTCAAGTTCTACTTATCCAACTAAATTATATGATGCTGTTGAAGTTAACTCAGGTTTAGCTGTATTCAGTGCTAGTGAACAGTTCCTATTAAGTTCAGGTGCTGAAGCTTTGCTGACACCTGAAACAGCTAAGATTAGTTATTTATCTTCTTATGCTTTTAACTCAGATACTAAGCCCATTACATTAGGTACACATATAGGATTCCTAAATAGTACTGGTAAAAATGCAAGGTATTATGAAATGGGTAATATTAGCGCAAGAGAAGATCCTCAAATTGTAGAACAAAGTAAAGTTATAACTAAACTTTTCCCAGATAATATAACAATCCCTGCAGAATCAAATGAAAATAATTTAATTCTATTTGCAGTTGATGGTACCTTATCTGGAAATACAAATTCAAAAGAAGTTTGGGGTTATAAATGGTATCAACAAGGGAATAGCCGTGCTCAATCTGCATGGTTTAGATGGGAACTACCTAACCCTGTTGTATATCATACGATATTAGACGATACATATTATGCAGTATTGAGTCCAAACTCAGATCCACATTCAAGTTTATATACTTTAGAAAGATTTGACTTAAAATTAGCTGACGATACTTTATTAATAGGTACTGATCCTGATACAAATAGAGTCCATTTAGATACCAAAAAGACTATTACTTCTGCTAACTTAACTTATGATAGTAGTGCTAATATAACTACATTCACTTTAGGTGACGGATATAATAGTGCAAATACATTATCAGTTTATTGTACAACAGATAGTCCTAATATTGGTAAAAGTGAGGACGTACCTCAAGAACATATAGATAAAACTTTTGGACCTACTGATATAAATACTACTGCTGAGACTATTACAATATTAAACCATGGTTTAGCAGAAGGTCATCGTGTAACATTCCAAGAAGGATCATCTTCTGTTGGAGGTCTTACAGATAATACTGTTTATTATGTTGTTGTAATTGATGCTGATACTATTAAACTTGCAACAAGTCGTGCTAATGCTATAGCTGATACACCTACTGTTATAAATATAACTGGTACTGGTGCAGGTACTCATACACTTGAAACACCTACAGTTACATTATCAGGTAATTGGAAAACTTCTAATATTGAAATCACGTCATCATCATCTACTGTTGATACAGATGCTGATACTATTACATCAGCTAATCATAAACTTATAACTGGTAGTGCTTTAACTTATCAAGAGGGTACTTCTGCTATAACAGGACTAACTGATAACACTACATATTATGCCATCAAAGTAGATGTTAATAGATTTAAACTTGCTACTAGTTCGTCTAATGCCACAGCTGGTACAGCGATAAATCTTACTGGTACAGGTTCAGGTACTCAAACCTTTGAAGTACATACAGATATTATTGTTGGCTATGAATATGAATATGAAGTTGAATTACCTAAAATATATTTAACTCAATCTCAAGGAGAAAAAACACGTGCAGAAACCCGCGGCTCATTAGTCTTACATAGAATGAACTTTAACTTCGGTGATGTAGGTGTTATTGATGTTACATTAAAACGTAAGGGTAGAGCTGATTATACTTCTACTATTGAATCTAAAGAATGGAATAGTACTGCTACAACAGATGCACAAGCTATTTCAGATGGTTATATCCATACTATACCGGTATATGAAAGAAATACAAATTTAAATGTACATATAAAATCTAATCACCCATCTCCAGCAACCCTTAATTCTATGAATTGGGAAGGAGATTATTCAAATAAATACTACAGACGTGTCTAAGTACATTCACCCAGTTACAATGGAGGCTGTTATTGAAGTAGCCTCCAATTTAAGACCTGATGACTATAGAGAAGTGAAAGAAGGCCACGGCCATGAACCACTTCTCTCTATTCCTCAAGCTGCTTTCAAAGGAGATACAGTGTATTTTGAGGTGCCGAACGGCAAGACTGCCGGATTGGCAGGCGTACAAGAAGGAGGTTTGATATGGATGTTATGCACACCAGCAATCCATGAATACCCAATTACTTTCGCTCGTGAAGCTAAACGATTTATAGAAAGCAGGCAAGAAAAACTTCTTTGGAATATTGTAGATAAACGTAATACCGTTCATCTAAAACTTCTAAAGTTTTTAGGATTCAAGTTTCTACGGGAACTTAAATATGGTCCGAATCAATTAACCTTTATAGAATTTTGTTATGTGTCATCCAGCAGCTATTCCGATAGCACTCGGGGCAGCTCAGTTCGGGATCGGGTCAGCTCAAGCGAGCATGCAATACGATCAGCAGAAGCAGGCAGTAGAGAGAGGCAACCGAGCTAAACTTAAAAATTATGAACATAGAGTTAAGAAATGGGAAAATGACCATTTATTAAATACTGCTTCATGGAAGAATGACGTATTAAATTCAGATCAAGAACATGATGATCTTTATTTAAACATGGTAGATCAGTGGAGTCAACAAGATAGACAGTTAGATGAGATATTCCGCAAGGGTGATCAGAAGTTTGAACAAGCTATAATTGAAATGTATGAAAATGATTATGCAGGCGCAGGTGGTGGAGTAACAGCTATGAGACTTGCACAGCAAAGTGCTAGAAAAGCTGGTCAAGAAAAAGCTAGGATTGTAGATCAAATGTTATTTAAGAAAGGTACTGTTATGGATGAGAAAGAGCGTGTTCAACGAGATACGTCTCGTAAACAACTTAGTGTTTATAATAAGATACGCTTCCCACCAGTTCAAGGTCATGCACCTCATGCTCCATTAGATTTAGAAGCAGCACCATCGAAAACAGGTATGCATTTACAACAATTGGATGCATTTGTAGGCGGTGTCTCAACAGCAGCAGGTGGTATTGCACCTAGTGTTGGAAGCGGCGGCGGCGGCGGTGGCAGCAGCTCAAGTTCTCTTGGAAGTTTTAGTGATTCAACTAAATTTGATCTCAATCAAAACTTTTGGAGTAAGAAGTAATGGCATATCAAGATAACATACAGCGCTTTAAAGCTAGCGCTACTGAAAATTTAAACAGAGCAAGTCAAGAAAGACTTAACCAAGCTTCCCAACAAAGTAGAGCGCAACTGCAAGAAGTCGCTCATATCTCAAGTGCATTAGGAAAGTTCTCATCTAAACTAGGTGAGTGGCATGAGGATTATATGAAAAAGCAGAAGGAGAAAGGAGAGAGAGATTTTTTCCAAGCACAGAAAGATAAAGCTAAAGAAAAAAGTGAAGTAGAATTAGAATTAGATTCTATTTATAAAGCTCAGAAAGATAATAAAGTATTAGAACAATTTGCTGATGTTAAAGCACAAGATACTAGATTCCAACAATTAAAAAAAGAGTACTTAAATGATTACGGTGAAGATGGATATCCAGATGCGGATCGTCTTGCTAAATTATCTCCTTGGGCACAGGTAGGTTACGCTAAAGCAAAACTTACTCACTTTAATCAGCAATTCCCTGACTTACTGCAACATGAAATGCAGCATGGTGATAGGCCAATCAACCTTAGAGGAACAGTATTCACTGCAAAAGAGTTACAAGATAATAATATAAATGATCCAAAGTTAAGAGAAGCAGCATTACAGGAAGCAGGAGAAGCAGTTCGACAGAAATATGGTATTAATCAGTATTCAGATGAAATCTTAAGATTAACCAATACTGAAAAAGTTCATCAAACAGCTATAGATTCTGAATTAGGAAAATATAGAAAACGTTATAATGTAGAATCTTCTATGCAAACAAGAAGCCAAGCTTCTATAGAATGGCAAAGTAGCGCTAAAACAGGTGAAGATTTTCAACGTCTTATTCTTATAAATAGTAATACTGTAGATAAAAATAATACTATATTAGGTAATTCTGGTGGGTTAGCTCAAGCGTTCAACGTCTTAGCACAAGAAGGTATTGAAAAAGATAGACCAGATTATGCGTTAGAAATAGGTAACAAAGTTATTCCAGATGCTTATGCTGCTGAATTAGGTGTACCAAAAGGTACAACATATGCACAAAAATGGCCTAATAGATTTGCTGCTCTTAAAAGTACTATTAAAGATGGTATAGTAAAAAAGATTGATAAAGAATTAAAGTTTCAACAATCAGCGGGTAAAGATATCCAAGCTGACTTCATACAAGCTGGTAAGAATGCTGCTGCCCAAGGTAGAACATTAACCACTAAAGAAGTCAATGAGTGGAAAAGAAAGTTTACTGACGTCGGGTTGCCTGTACATTCTGATGTAACTAAATATGAAACTGCTACTATGCAGGATCAACGTGAAAGTGAACAACTTTTAGAAAGCTTATTTGCTTCACAACAGGGACGCTTAACCAGAGAACAATTAGAAAATGCACATCCTTTAGCTGCTGCTAAATATTGGGATAAACTTGAGAAATGGGAAGCTGCTGATCTGAAAGCATTTGGTGCTGAAGATAAGATCAAAGGTCATCTTAATACAGTATGGACAAATATGGGCTTAAAGGGTAATGAAAAAAGCCCTGCTTATATAGAAGCTTTTGAGAATGCCAAAGCTGATTATGAAAGGCAATATAATGATTATATAGCAATGGGTCATACACCTAAATTAGCAAGTTATTGGGCTTTAAGAGGTAAAATAGGAGAAGCTAAAAATGAAGACGGGAGCCCAATACTAGGTGCTATAGGTGTTCTTGAAGAAATCGAATCAAAGGGTGCTAATAATAAATATACAAGAGTAGGTCAAAGTGTTGAAAATGAACTAAAACCTGGAGCTATTAGAGTTGGTCATATCAAAATTGGTAAAGAACAAATGAGAGATAACCCTGATATCATTAATGATGGTATTATTGGTGGTTATTATGGTCGCCAACAACTTAACTCTATAAAAGAAAACATAGATAAGCACGGTACTTGGTTTGGTTTAAGGAAGGATAAAGGGGCACAGCAATATTACGAAGGTCTCGCACGTGGAAGAACTCATGATTGGATGGGTTTGGTCGATGCTCAACTAAAAGCTGATGGACATCCTGGGTTATGGCCTAACGGTCGTCCTAGTTTAGTTAACTTCTTTAGAGGCAAAGATGATAATGAACAAACAGTAGTAGCTCCTGAAGTACAACCTTTAGTTAACTCTGCAGCCTCTGCTGGTCGCTATCCATCTCCAAATAGTTATATTTACCAACGAGGTTTAATAAAAGATGGACAACATTTTGGATCAGGGTTCTCTTATTGGGATGATCCTAACGAACTTGCACCAGGAGTATTTTAAATGGATATATTAAGTTTAACACCTGAAGATATAAAATCACCTGATACTACATTTGAAGTTGAAGGGTATGAAGATCATGTTGAAGAAATAGAGAAAGCTTATCCTGAACAGGATTGGAGACCAGGTGATGAACAATCCACCGAAATGGAGCAAGAACAGAAGCAAGTAGAACAAGCTGCTGGTACTGCTGCATTTACTGGTGAAGAACCTCCATTAGTTCCTGAAGCACAAAAGTATCAAGAATTAAGTAATGGTCCTACTGCTTTTAGAGCACCTCCACCAGCCGAACTTAAAGAAGGGGAAGCACCTGTCGAAACTCCAGATCATCTAACTAAAAGAGTATATGGTGATGATGGTTTTGTTACAGAAGAATCTATACTTGATGCAGAAGGTAGACAGGTTTATTTATTACCCAATGGTAGAGAAGTAATACAAGCTCTTAAATTAAGAAGTGATTGGAATCCAAAAGAAGAAGAAGTTTATCGTTTGTTAAATGGTACTAATCTAAAGAATAAATTAGAAGCCTTTAATATGATCAGAAATGATCCAGAACTTCTTGCTATATATGACCATAATAATGATGGCGAACTTTCGTATGATGACTTCTTCGATACTACCAATCTAAATGGTGGTAACGGTATGACCGATGAGGAAGATCGTATTGCTACAGAAGAATGGTTAGGAGGCTTAACTAGTGGTGATCTTGGATCTAGGCTGAGAGCGGTACATCAAAAGTATGGTGCTGGTCAAGACATGGCTCTCTATATAAATAGAAGACGTAAAGGTTATTTTGATCCTAGTTGGCAGGAAGATTGGAAATCATCTGGTGGTGGAGCCTGGTTTGATATAGGAGCAGAAAGATTAGAAGGTATTGGAAGTATAGGAGATGTGTTACAAGGTAAAAGCTGGAATGAGAACTCAACGTTTGACGATAATTTACTCCAACATAAGAATCCACAGTCATTAGAATTTCTTGTAAACAACCCACTTGTGACTACTAAAGATTCTAAAGATCTTTATAATAGTACTTACTGGGCTACTACAGCTGCAGTAACTGCTTTAGAATATAAATTTACTGGTGGAGCTTTAACAGCTTTAGGTAATGCTAGTAAAATGGATAAACTAGTAAAAGTTGGTGGAGTAGTTAAAGGTCTAGCAGGCGGTCCAGGTTGGGCAGGTGTTGCTAGAGGTACAGTAATGGACAGTGTAGTACCAGGACTCTTCAGAGATTACCAGAAAGATGGTATAGGTATGATGAGACAAAGAGGTGTACTACGATGGGCTATAGATAACTATGGAGGACCAGCTGAATTATTCGTACCAGCAGTAGCTAACGGTTTTAATACCCCTGAATTTAAACGCTTTGACAATATAATGTCAGAAGCCGTAGGTACAGGAACTGTTTTTGGTGGAGCTAAAATATTAGGTTTTGGAGGTAAATTTATATGGCGACACGGTAAATACATTGTAAGACAAGGTATACCAGATGCTGCACGCTGGAGTGTAAATAATGCTAAAACTCTTGGTAATAATGTAAAAGATTGGAATTTCAGACTTGGTGCAGAGTTGCTATCTGATGAAGGTTTCTATAAACAAACCCAACAAAGAATTGGTGATATTACTGAAGCTGGTAAAGAGCAGTTAAAGAAAGGAGCACAAGGCTTTAGAAATGCATATATAGGTACTGATACATCACCTGGATTTTTACACTCAACATATGGTGTCTATAAGAATGGTCAGAAATTAGTTGGACAAGGTACTACTAGAATTAGAAGTGGTATACGTCAAGTTATAAATGATCTAGATCAGATACGCCACACTATTGGTACTTCACATAAAGGTAGTACAGATGCGCTATTTACTCAAACCCAAATGGCTAAATCAGCTAAGGGTGGTATAACAGATCCATGGTTTGATGATGCAGCTAGAGAACTATTAACAGATAAGACTTGGAAACAACAAGTAGATTCACAAGATGTTCTTAAAAATACTAGAAGAATAAGGAGTGAAACTGCTCAGATAGGTATCCAAGAAGTAATGGGTAGGGATGCTGCTAGATTAACTCCTGATCAATACTGGGGTAAAACAATTCTTGATCAACCATTAAATGTAAAAGATTTTGAATCTCTATCTGCTTTTGAAAAGTGGGCAGTTAAGAATATAGAAGTACAAGATGCTGTTAATAAACAACTCTTATTACAATTAAGAGATACAGCTATTGCTGCAGGTGAAATGTTAGGTAAAACTGACCTATATGCTGCTGATGGTGCAATGAGAAGGATAGCTGACAACTTAGTTGTAGGTTTATCTCAAGTCAAGAAGACTCAATTTACTCATAAACTTGCTGCAGAAATGATGCAAGCAGGTAATGGTAAATTAAATCAAGAACAATTAATAGATTTAGCTGCACAAGTAGGTAAACGTTCTAGAGAATTACATTCTGAAACTAGACAGGGTGTATCGCATATGTTAAATATGCTTATGGAACAAGGTGACGATGATATGGCTGAAGCTTTACTAGATGTATTTAAAGTATCGAATGATATTCATAACTGGAAAGACTTTGACGCTTGGATGCATCAAAAAATTATAGGTGGAGAATTTAAAGGTAAGGTTAAAACAGGTGCTTTGACACGTGAATTACAACAAGTCATGGTCCAAAGTATGTTAAGCGGTCCTAAAACCCCTCTTAGAGCTATCATAGGTACTACTACCAATGCATATGTAAATGCTATTAACGAAGCATTTGGAGCAATAATTAGGCAACCATTTACTGGCGACGTAGTTGCTAGAAAAGCTTCTATTGCTAAGTTAAAAGGTATGATTGAGCTTATACCAGAAGCTTGGGATGTATTTAAAAATCAATGGGATGCTAAATTTAATGCAAATATTGCTGATATAAGGACTAGATATTATGAAGGTCCAACTAGAGGTGATCAATTATTTGAAGCAGAACGTATTTGGACCGAAGCTAGAGGTACAGATGGAGAGAAAGCAGCTTTGTATATGATGAATACTGCTAGGAATATGGCTAATAATAAACTTTTTAGCTGGTCTCCACGTGCTATGGCAGCTGTTGATGATACATATAAGTGGTTAATGGCTAGAGCTAGATCAAAAGAACTAGCTATGCGTGAAGTTTTAGAAGAAACAGGAGAAGATTGGGCTAAAATTACGCCTGAAATGCTTAGTAAAGCAGAAGATATACATTATAATCGCTTATTAGATGGTAATGGAAATATTGATATAAGGAAAGATTCTTGGTTCCAGAAGCAATTTGAAGAAGTAACTTTAACTTCACCGTTAAAAGGTACTGCTGCTAAGTTAGATCAAGTATTTGATGATATACCACTTATCAAACCTTTCTATTTATTTGCTAGAACTGGTGTTAATGGTTTAAATTTATCTTTCAAATCTACTCCACTACTAGGTGCTTTACATAAAGAATCACTTGCTATACTAAGACATACTGGAGATGACTTTACAGAACTAGCTCGTTTTGGTATAAACAATGCTAATGACTTAAGTAATGCTAGAAACTTATTTGCAGGTAGGCAAGCTGTAGGAGCTACAGTTGTTACTGGTATGACTGGTATGTACATGGCAAATCAACTTACAGGTAACGGACCTGCTGATAGACAGTTGAGACAGCAATGGATTAATGCTGGTTGGAAACCTAACCATCTTTATATAGGTGACTTTGGATTCGACTATTCTTCATTAGAACCTTTCAATGTAATATTTTCTTCTATCGCTGATATTGGTGATAATATAGAACTGATGGGCAGTGAGTGGGCTGAGAAACGTTTACAAGCTATAGCATTTGTAGTAGGACGAGGACTTACAGGTAAGACGTATATGTCTGGCTTAGATCAATTAATGCAGATTATGCAGATGCAGCCAGGTGCGCTAAATAAAGCAACTGCTAATATACTTAACAACAGCTTACCTCTTGCAGGTATGAGAAATGAATTTGGTAAGTGGATTAATCCTCATATGAAGGAGTTGAATAGTAGTATGTGGGATTCTATTAGAAACAGAAACCAAGCATTTGAGTATGCAGCTATAGAACCCTTACCAGATAAACATGATATTCTAAACGGAACTCCAATTAGAAACTGGAATATTATTGGTAGGTCTTTTAATGCCGTCTCACCAATTCAAATGGATATTCGTAGTTCTTCTCCTGGTAGAAAACTTCTATTAGATAGTAACTATGATCTAAAATCTACAACCTATTCTTATAATGGATACTCTTTCGTTAAAGATAACTATGTTAGATCTCATTTCCAAAACGCAATAGGTACTGTTCCAATTACAGTTGGATTTAAAAAGTTTAAGAATGTAGAAGCAGCTTTAACTTATTTAGCAAGTAGGAAGGATGTTCAAAACTCTATGGCTAAAATGCAAGCTGATGCTAAAAACCCAGCTAATTGGGATGTCAACCCTAATGATTATCCACATAATACATTAATTGATGATGTATTTAATCAAGCTAGAAGTAAAGCATGGGCTAAACTTAATGATCCAGATCATCCAGGGTATGAAAGATTGGAGAAATTAAAAGAAACAAAAGATGGTCTAACTAGTAAGACTAGAAATGTTCGAGAAGAAATATTAGAATTAAACTACCCTAGTAAAAAAATAGAACAATTCCCGAAGTAACATATGGCACACGCACAAATATCAAAAGCTTATTCCGCTAATACCGGAGCAGCTAATACATTCAGTTACTCAGGAAGTTTCGATACATTTAAAGCATCAGAAGTAGTTGTATTGTTAGATAATACAGCATTAACTTTCACCAGCTCTTCAATTAACGAGTCAGCTTCTCCACGAGAATACACTGTAGATACAACAGCTAAAACCATTCATATTGGTGGCGGTAATTTATCTAGTGGTACTATCATTATAAAACCTGTTACAGATGTAGGTAGCCCAACAGCTAGAGCTACCTATACTGCAGGTTCTTCTATTAAATCAGATGATTTAAATCAAAACCAAACTCAACTCCTTAGAAAATCTATGGAGATAATGGAGCAGAAGTTATCTACAACTGGTGGTACTTTAACTGGTAGCCTTACCATGGATGAGGATACTACTATTGTATTTGAAGGAGCTACGGCTGATGCTTACGAAACTACTCTTACTGTTACTGACCCTACAGCTGATCGCACTATTACCTTACCTAATGTTACCGGTACGGTAGTAACGACAGGAGATACAGGTACAGTTACAGCTACAATGATGGCTGCTGATGCAGTTGATTCTGCTGAAATAGTAGATGGAAGTATTGATACTGTTCATATAGCAGATCTTCAAGTTACAGCTGCTAAAATAGCAAGCAATGCTGTCACTACAGCTAAAATAAATGGTGATGCAGTAACAGGTGCTAAGATAGCTGACGACTCTATCGACTCAGAGCACTATGTGGATGGATCTATAGACACAGCACACATAGCAAATTTACAAGTTACTACAGCTAAGATTGCCGCTGACGCTATAACAGGCGCAAAGATAGCTGATGACCAAATAGATTCCGAGCATTTAGCTGCAGGATCTATTGATAACGAACATATAGCTGATGGAGCTATTGATTCAGCAGCTTTTGCAGCAGCAACTATTGTAACCAATAGCGAGCAATCTGGATATAGTGTTAACGATACATCATTCTTCACTACATCTGCAGCTGAAGCAAGGTACTTTAATCAAAGTACTTCTGAAACCATTAAAGACGGTGATACATTCCCAGATAACGATACAACAATTGCTACCACAGCAGCTATTAATGACAGGATTATTGACTTAGTAGATGAAGTTGGTGGATTTGTACCGATTGCAGACGAATCAGATTTCCCTGCTACTAACCCTGATATAAATAGTGCAGCTGGTACTATCGTATCAATTGGTACACTTACAACATCCTATACACCTAGTGGTGGTACAGTAACAATACCAGCATCTACATTAGATAATCTATCAAACGATTTAACTATAACTGGATGTGGTTCTACTGTATTAGCAACTGGATTTGGTGTTTTAGTTGAGACAAAAGCTTTAAGTGATAGTGATTATGCTGCAAACCCATCATATACATTCCATAGACTTACACCTAAAGCTACAGAAGTAACAACAGTAGCTGGTAGTATTGCTAATGTTAATACAGCAGCTACAAATATATCTTCTATTAATGACTTTGCAGATAAGTATCGTATAGCTTCTTCTGCTCCAGGATCTAATAATGATGATGGAGACCTATATTATAACACTACAGATAATAAATTATATGTTTATGATGGTAGTGCTTGGACTGTAGCTACTACTCTTGATGGGAGTGGTGGTACAATAACAGGTGATACTAGATTTAATGATAGCGTTAAAGCTAAATTCGGTACTGGTAGTGATTTAGAGATCTACCATGATGGAGATAATTCTAGAATCAATGATGCTGGTACAGGTAATTTACAATTACAAACTGGTGGAAGTACTAAATTTGAAGTTACTTCAGCTGGAGCTACGGTAACAGGTACATTAACTGCTGATTTAGCAGATAATTCCATAGATTCTGAGCACTATGTTGACGGATCTATTGATACTGCTCATATTGCTGACTTAAATGTTACTACAGCTAAAATAGCAGCTGATGCTATAACTGGTGCAAAAATTGCTGATGATGCTTTAGATTCGGAACACTACACCGATGGTTCTATAGATGCTGCACATTTAGCTGCAGATTGTATAACTGGAGCTAAGGTAGCTGACGACGCAATAGATTCTGAACATTACACTGACGGTTCAATTGATACTGCTCATATTGGAGATAACCAAGTAACAGCAGATAAGTTAGCACATACAGCTGTAACAGCCGGTTCTTATACTGCTACTGATATTACAGTAGATGCTCAAGGTAGAATTACTTCAGCATCAAGTGGAAGTATAGCTACAAGTGAAATAGCAAATGATGCAATTACTAATGCAAAGATAGCTGACGATCAAATTGATTCCGAACATTATGTTGATGGTTCAATTGATACAGCTCACTTAGCAAACGATGCAGTAACTGGAGCTAAAATAGCTGATAACGCTATAGATTCAGAACACTATACTGACGGATCGATCGATACAGCCCATATAACTGATTTAAATGTTACGACAGCTAAGATCGCTGCGGATGCTATTACAGGAGCTAAGATAGCCGACGATGCTCTAGATTCAGAACATTACACAGATGGAAGTATAGACGCAGCACATATTGCGAGTAACGCAGTTACAACGGCAAAGATAAATGCGGATGCAGTAACCGGAGCTAAAATTGCAGATGATGCAATTGACTCTGAACACTATACAGATGGCTCTGTTGATACTGCACATATTGGAGATGATCAAGTTACTTATGCTAAGATACAGAATGTATCAACTACAGATAGAGTATTAGGTAGAGATTCATCAGGTGCTGGTGTTATTGAAGAAATCACACCTGCCAATCTACGTACTATGATTAACGTAGAAGACGGTGCTGATGTAACAGACGCTACTAATGTTAACTCTGCTGGTGCTATAATGCATTCAGATCTTGGAACTAAAGGACAAATTGTCGTTGGTGATGGATCTGGGGATGCAACTATCTTAGGAGTTGGAAGTAATACTCATGTATTGACAGCAGATAGCAGTGAAGCATCTGGTGTTAAATGGGCATCGGCAGCGAGTGCAAGTATATCTGCCGATTCTATAGATTCCGAACACTATGTAGATGGGTCTATAGATGCTGCGCATATAGCTAGTAATGCAGTTACAACAGCTAAAATAAACGCTGACGCTGTGACTGGAGCAAAGATAGCAGACGACGCTATTGACTCCGAACATTATACAGATGCTTCTGTAGATCACGCTCATTTAGCTAATGACTGTGTAGACGGTGATAATATAGCAGATGATTCTATCAATTCAGAACACTATGTAGATGCTAGTATAGATGCGGCACATATAGCAAGTAATGCGGTTACTACAGCTAAGATTAATGCAGATGCTGTAACTGGTGCTAAGATTGCAGACGATGCAATAGACTCAGAACATTATACTGACGGTAGTATAGATGCAGCTCATATAGCAAGCAATGCAGTTACCACAGCTAAGATTAATGCTGACGCTGTTACAGGTGCTAAAATCGCTGACGATGCAGTTGGTGCTGAACATATAGAAACTCTAGATGCTAATCTTGACTTCGCTGATGCTGCTAGAGCAAGATTTGGTGCAAGTTCAGATATTCAAATATATCACGATAGCGGATCAAACTATATAAAATTAGGAGTAGCAGCTTCAACTTTAAAAATAGATGGTACAGCTGAAACTCTTGCTACATTTACAGATGATGGAGCATGTGTACTTAATCATAATAACTCTAAGAAGTTTGAAACTACATCAGCTGGTGCAACTGTTACAGGTACATTAACTGCTGATTTAGCTGACGATTCTATAGATTCTGAACATTATGTAGATGGTAGTATCGATACAGCTCATATAGCTGATAACCAAATAACCCTTGCCAAGATGGCAGGAGGTACAGATGGGCAGATAATTACATATGATGCTTCTGGAGATCCAGTTGCAGTAGGTCCAGGTACAGATGGTCAAGTATTAACATCTACAGGTGCCGGATCACCACCAGCTTTTGAAGATGTAGCAGGTGGAGGTAAGATATTACAAGTTGTACAAGGTTCAACTACTACAGAAGCCTCTAGTACCAGTCAATCTATGGCTGATACTGGATTAAGTGCAAGTATTACGCCTGCAAGTAATAGTGATGTACTGGTAACTGTTAACCAAGTAATGCGTCAATATAGAGATAGGAACAGTACAAACAACCAAGGTATTGGTGTCAACGTATTGAGAGGCACTACTGTTGTTATGGAATCTAAACAAAACGATGGTAACAATTATAATGACTTCCATACAGCTGGAGATGGTGCTAACAACGAAACTTGGAGGCATACAATATCCTTTGTAGATACAAACCCTGGTGGAGATGGTTCAACTGCTCTTACATATAAAACACAATTCTCTGTATTCTTTACTGATGATTCCGGACAAGCTTGGGCTCAGCCTTCTTGGGAAGGTCAAAACCAAGCACCAACATCATATATAACGCTTATGGAAATATCTGGAGGTGTAACATGACAATAGGAAAAGATGATGCATTAAAGTCCCTTAAACCTGGTGCAGAATGGGTCTGGTATGGTGCAGATAAACAGTGGAGCAATTTAAATTGGCTAGATTCTAGTCAAACTCAACCAAGTGAAGCTGAAGTAGATGCTGAAGTAACTAGATTAACTAATGTAGAAACTGCTAATGCTTATCAAGGTAAACGACGTGATGAGTATCCTTACTTTGGAGATCAATTAGATTTACTTTATAAGGATATAGTAGCAGGTACACTTAATTCCACAGGTGGTTGGGCACAAGCAATTAAAGCAGTGAAGGATAAATATCCTAAGAGTTAGTGAGTATTAAAATACCCACCCCTGTTTTACCTAAAGCTTTGAACATCCCTCAGATGTACCTCAGACAGCCTACAGCAGACGTTCCGGCCTTTAGACCTATCGTTATACCCCCAGCTGATTTAGAGCGCCCTGAAGAGACTGAGGCGACCGAAGAAGAAAAGACAGAACAACCGGAACAACCCACCCTTAAAATACCAGTTATTGATATACAGATGCCAGTACCGGAAACAGCGGTAGTGGTAACTGCAGTAACAACAGCTGTAATTGCAGTAACAACAACAACCGTTACTCAATCTTTATTCGAACCTATCAAGAAGAAGGTTCAGAAACAACTACAAGCTAAAGTTAACAAATGGAAGGAAAACCGGAAGAAGAAAAAAGAGGACTCATCGACCGAATCAAAGGAAAGCGAGGAGAGTTCGAAGAAGAACAAATAGCCCTACTTTCTACTATGGTTAGACTTGGCGTAGTTGTCTGGGCTGGTTTTATAATAACCCTCAATTACGTTGAGCTACCTGGGAATATTATTAAAAAATCTGGTAGTTCCGATATAACTTTTGTAGCTAGTATTTTTACTGGGGCTTTAGCTAGCTTTGGGCTCAATACAGCGAATTCTAAAGGTAAAGGAACCCCAGTTAACTGCCCTATGGTAAAGAAAAAAGAATGAAGAAATGGCTTTTAATCTTACTTCTAGCATTTCCTGCAGGAGTAAGAGCTGAGTTAGTCACGCCTCAATTCACCCAAGGCAGTATGAACTCAACTACTACAACGACCCAAGAAATAACGGAGGAAATTACCACCACAACTTATGGGTCTGCATTAAACAAATGGTCAGGAGACAACATAACCCACACCTCAGCAACTTCTGGCGGAATAGCGGACTCAGATTCGGTATTCAATATGACAACAGCTGGCTCAGACTTCTCTTTAGAAGTAATAACAAGAGCAGCCAGTCAGGTATTAGAAGTAACAGAGATAGAAAGAACTATCGAAACTTCTGCTACTACGGTATCATTATCAGTATTCTCGCAATAGGAGTACCAGCACATGCTGAAGAGGGAGAAACCAACAATACTTCAAACCCTGTGGCGGCAGCTACAGGAAACGTTACAAATCAAGCCGTACAATTCCAAAACAATGGGGCTCCGAGCCGTCAAGTCATCGGGCCAAACATATCTTGTAACGGTGCAACAATGACTTTCAGCCCATTTTATATGGGCAATCATACAACACCGTATGATGATGAAATGACACAACAAAGCTACACTGTAGCTGAGAACTGGGGTGGCCAGATTAATTTCATGGTACCCCTTGACGGTTCTCTTGTTGAACGTTGTAAAGCTGCAGCTACTAGACAAATCCAGAAAATGGAGCTTGACTATGAATTAGTTCGAGTTAAAAACTGTGCAGAGTTACAACAAAAAGGTTTTATGCTACGTCCTGGTACAAGAGTGTATCATATGTGTAGCGATGTAATACCTATAGCTGCATTTAAAAAACAAGTAGCAGCAGCACAAGCTAAACAATTACCACCTCCACCACCTAAAAATTGGTGGCAGAAACTTAACCCCCTAAGCAAATGACACTATTAATTAAGCCTATCCTTCTTGCCTTCTTAAAATCAGATTCAGTTAAGCAACTTGTAGTTGATCTACTTTCTGCTTATGTAAAACGTACTGATAATAAGCTTGATGATAAGGCACTTGAAATTGTAAAAGAAAAACTATTCAGTTAAATGGTATACAAACCTAATAGGGATAAATCCAAACGTATGACACTGGAGATCAGGATTGATCCTAAAACTGGTAAAAGGACTGATTCTCTTGGTAGACCTATTGGTAAGATAAAGCCAATTCCTCCTGCTAAACCTGGAGATAAAACAAAACTTATACCATTATCCCGTAGAAAAAAGAAGAAAAAGTAATGGCTAAAGCCACAGAACAGCAGTTTAACGAACTGCATAACCTTGTCACTAATGAATTCCTTAAACGGGTCAAGAGTGGTGAAGCTTCTACCCAAGACTTAAAGGCTGCATGTGATTGGTTAAAAACCAACGATATTAGCGGTGTAGCTTATGATGGTAATCCGTTGGATAAACTCTCTAAAGTATTACCTAAAGTAGACCCTGAATTAGTCCATAGGAGGCTATATGGCCGCGTCTAAAGAGTACTATGATTCACATCCTGGTGCTAAAAAGAAAAAGAATGCATATATGAAAAAGTATATGCAGACAGATAAAGCTATTGCTATCAGACGTGCTGCTGATAAGCATAGATCTAAAGGTTCCGTAGGTGATGGGTTAGATTACTCTCACCGTGATGGTAAACTTGTCCCTCAAGGTAAACACCGTAGTAAGGACAAGAAATTGAAACCTAACAGACGTAAACTTCACATCGCTTAATTATGGCATTAAAATCCCGAACTGTTACTATAAACGGTAAAAAACAAAATCAAAGATGGATAGATGGTAAAGGCTGGGTCAACAGTTATGGTGCACAACCTTGGGCTGCTGTAACGCCAAGTCGCATAGCTTCGAATATTAAAACTAGTCTTAGTGGAAAAAACAAATCTAAGGACAAACCTGGTCCTGGAGCTGCTAAAGCCTCTACGCTTCCTAAAAACAAAAACAGGAATAAATTAAACGTCAGGTTTGATACAGGTTTAAAAATAGCAAGTGGTTCTTCTAAGTCAAAGGCTAAATCTAGTGATACTAAAACTAAGTCTAAACCAAAAGCTGACGGTGGCAACGCTGCTGAAATCGCTAGGCTTAAGAAGAAAATCGCACGTGGCGGCATGTCAATGCAGCGTGGCCAACTGAAAAGTACTCTAGAAAAAAGAATTAGAAAACTTGAAAAAGCTAATACAGGCAGTGGACGTAAAGGCAGCCCTGGTAAAGGTACTTACGGTAAATCATTACCTAGCAATCCACAATTAAAGACACAAAAAACTAAAGATAAGAAGAAGAAGCCTGAATTATTCAAAGGTTTGTCTAAGATGTTTGATAATTAAGGAGATAAAATATGGCATATTCTCTAGTAAAGTTGGCAGGAAAAAAAGCAGCAACGACCCTTGCAAAAAAACTTGTACCAGAAGTAGTTGAAAGAACTGCACGTAAATCTGGAGATGAATTGGTTACTAATGCATTTAAATTAGTCCCTGATTTGGATGGCATAACACATACTAATACGAAAAAAGGATTAGTCCATGCAGTAAATGCAGATATTCCTGGTTCTGAAAAGATTCCTGATCACATTCAAAATAAAAACTTTCCAGAAATAGAAAATCTTTCAGCAGCTGGAAATGAAGCTGTAGAATTAGAAGCTAAAGGTAACCAACTTTACGAAATCGCTAATCCAAATCAAGTCTATGATTCTATAACAGTTTCTCCAGAACTTCGTTCTCCAAAATTAGCTGAGGCTAATACTCCAAAATTAATTGATTTATACGAAAATTCTTTAAAAAATATAGAAGAAACTTATAGTAAATACCCTGGACTTACAGAAAAAACTGATTTAAAAGATAGTTTAGATTTAACAGTAGATATAGGTAAATCTGGTAAACATACTGATTTTTATTCTAAAAAAACAAGTAAAGCTAATAAACCTTTACGTATAAAAGAAGAACAAACGTTTGGTGATGAAGAAGGAATTACATTTAAACAATTACATCATGAAGTAATGAAAGCTTTGTTTGCTCCTTATTTAAGAGCGGCAAGAAGATTAGGTACTAGAATGGATGTAATTAATTTAGGGTTTATCGCTGATGAACTTGGATTTGGCCTTGGTGATCAATTTACTGCAATTTCTCAACTTGATAAAATTCCACATAATGCAGCTCATCAATTTTTAATAGCAATAGGTAAACAAATAGATGAATTACATGGACCAGCACGTGCTTTGTCTGGTGAAAAAATAGATATTCGAGGTATATCTAATATCGATGATCTAACTATAGATTTTAAAAGAGCTTTGCAAGAAGTAGCAGTTCCAATGCGTGAAGAAATGAATTTATTTCAAGATGCTTGGAAAAGTTCAACTCAAGCAGGAAAAAGAATTCAATTAATGACCTTAAGAGCCAAACGACAGCAAGCGAGAAGTGCTTATAAAGCTTCACCAACAGAAGCTAATAAAAAAGCTAAACTTGCAATCGAGAAGAAATATTCTAAACTTAAAAAAGAATTAGTGGGAGCAATGGAGGAAAAAGTTGAAGCTGTTCGTCAACATCAACGTAATATAAGACAGCTTGAATTAGGTGATGAACGTATTGGTTCTGATCCTACAGAATACACTACTTTTGGAGAATAACATGGTACAAGGACCAAGAAAAGGTAAAATGAAAAGCTCTAAAGTAGCTAAATTAATACCTGTGCCAGGTTTCCCTGGTATGCTGACAGATGATAAGAACCCTGTTAATCCTAAAGATTGGGGTTTAAATAAAGATAATTATAAGAAGACACCACCTCCTAGTCAGCCACATCATAAAGTATGACTGATGTTGTAACCGCCCTACAAGATGACTTCAAGTTGTTCCTTCAAGCTTTATGGCAACAACTTGATCTACCCTCCCCTACTAGGGCTCAATATGCTATTGCAGATTACTTGCAGAACGGTCCCAAAAGACTTCAGATTCAAGCCTTCCGAGGTGTTGGTAAGTCTTGGATTACTGGTGCTTTTGTTTTATGGATTCTATTTAAAGATAAAGAGAAGAAGATAATGATTATCTCAGCTTCTAAAGAGAGAGCTGATAACATGTCAATTTTCCTACAGAAACTAATCATTGAAACCCCATGGCTATCTCATCTCAGACCGAAATCAGACGACTCTCGTTGGAGTCGCATCAGCTTCGACGTCGCGTGTTCGCCTCACCAAGCCCCAAGCGTAAAGTCGGTGGGCATAACTGGGCAGCTAACCGGAAGTCGCGCAGATTTAATGATTTTGGACGACATAGAGGTGCCTGGAAACTCCATGACGGAGTTAATGCGTGAAAAATTACTTCAACTCTGTACAGAAGCCGAGTCTATCCTTACCCCCAAAGATGATAGCCGTATTATGTATCTCGGGACTCCTCAGACTACTTTTACTGTTTATCGTAAGCTGGCAGAGCGTTCGTATCGTCCCTTTGTTTGGCCCGCAAGATACCCCAAAAAGTTATCCCAGTATGAAGGACTAATAGCTCCTCAATTACAGGAAGATATCGATATGGGTGCTGAAATAGGTGACTGTACAGACCCAGATAGGTTTGATAATGATGATTTAATAGAGCGTGAAGCTTCCATGGGAAGATCTAACTTCATGCTCCAATTCATGCTCGATACGAGCTTATCCGATGCAGAAAAATTTCCACTTAAGATGGCTGATCTGGTTGTCACTAGCATTAACCCTAATGAGGGTCCAGACGCTTGCGTATGGTGCGCAGATCCCAGAAACGTCATCAAAGACCTCCCGACGGTCGGACTCCCAGGAGACTACTTTTACTCTCCTATGCAATTACAAGGAGAATGGGGACCTTACACAGAAACAATTTGTAGTGTGGATCCCTCTGGCCGAGGGACCGATGAAACAGCTGCCACCTACTTATCCCAAAAAAATGGATTCCTTTATCTCCATGAGATGCGAGCTTATAAAGACGGATACTCTGACCCCACTCTCCTCGATATCCTCAGAGGCTGTAAAAAATACAACGTTACTAAGCTCGTTATCGAGACTAACTTTGGAGATGGAATTGTTGGAGAACTCTTTAAAAAGCATCTTCAACAGACCAAACAAGCTATAGATATAGAAGAAGTTAGAGCTAATGTTAGAAAGGAAGATCGTATTATTGATAGCCTTGAGCCTGTGCTCAATCAGCATCGCTTGGTTGTCGACAGAGGAGTTATCGAGTGGGACTATAAATCGAATAAGGACGAAGCTCCTGAATTACGACTTATGTATATGCTCTTCTACCAAATGTCTAGGATGTGTCGTGAGAAAGGCGCCGTTAAACATGACGATAGATTGGACTCCTTAGCTCAAGGTGTTAAGTATTTCACAGATGCTCTATCTATCTCAGCCTATGAAATGGTTAAACAACGGAACCGTGATGACTTCCAAGACATCCTAGATTCATGGTCAGATGATCCCCAATCTGCAGCTAATCATATGGTTTTAGGTATGAATTTAGACCAAAGACAAAAGGCTAGAGGTAAATCTGGCAGATCCAAGGTACCAACTTGGATTTAGCCAACCACTTACCTATACAGGGGAAGGGAAGGGTGGACCCAACCCCTCTGAGGAAGTTGTCGTCTTAACAGACAACACTTCCTCTCTTATATACTTAATACTTGATGGTGCTTGATCATACATCCCCATCAAACACGTAGCGACCGGAGCGTAGCGAAGGGAGCGGAGTCTAATTTATCCATCACCATCCCTATTATACTATATGAACGCACCACCTCAACATAAACAAAGATATTATTATATATTCTGGAGTATAGCTACTGTAAGTGTAGTGATTGGACAGATATATGTAGCATCATCCTATAGAACGTTAGCTGAAGCGCTACGTATGTCATTACTTTGAATAAATTAGAAAAGAAATTTGTTAAACTTTCCTCTAAAGCACAAGACTGTGTATCTAGAAAGAAAGCTCAGAAAATACTTAAGAAATATGAAAAAGCCAGAACTGCTTCATATGACCCCACAAGGAGCGACAATTCACTCGTATGATATAGAGGGTGGGAAGACTACCTTTGGACGCTTCCTGGCGTGTTACATGGGGTCTTGTAACTTCTATAGTACAATGAAGGAAGCTACTAAATACGTCTATAAATTTTAACATAAATTTCTCAAGCCTATTACTTA